ACGCCTTGGAATTTTATCGCCCTCTTGGAAACCTTTGTAGGTTAGGGGAGTCATGGGTTTTTATAAACGCCCCCCCTTAAACGGGGGGACTGCTGTATTCACGAACGACTGATTATGCGACTGTTGTGAACTTAGTGTTGTTGAAGTTGGCAACAGAAAACTGCTGACGATTAACCAATTTATATGTACCTAACTCAGTGGAGTAGACATAACCCTCACCATCGATTCTGTCATAACCGATGTATGCCTCAGGACCTACATTTCGGCACTGGTTCATCAACTCTTCTTTCAAAACTATCATCAACCCGTAGAGGTGCATGAGTGACTCATTACCCATGAAGTCCTCATTCGTCATAGGATATCCTTCGCGAATTGACTTATTCACATTTTGCTTAATCTGTGCCGCTTCTCTATCACTTACGAACACGGTCTTATCATACACCTGACGAATCAAGTCTATGACGGGAGGCATCTCAAACTGATCCAATCCGTCATCATAATACCCGCTCCAAATGTATGCCTTAGGGAATACGAACTTACAATAGACTGTATCGGTAATCATAAACCTTAGCGGTTCTGCCACGGCATCACGTAGATCAGATTCTGCCGTGTAGAGAGTATGCGGCGCAACGATGATTTCCTCTTCTACGATGTCATCGAACTTATAGGTGATTGTGTTCGGTGTGTATTCATCAGTGCCACCGAATCCGATGAAGTCCCCTTGAATAATACCCCCGACCCGTGGTAGATAGTCGAAGCACTTATGCAGAATTGTTGCAACCTGTCCCGTGTGGTTTGCATCAATGTCCTGATGCGATTCGTTGATTTTGATCTTTACTTTGTTGAATACGGATTTGGTCCCCACAAAGAACTGACCCGATGCAGGATTAGTCCCCCAAACGATTGCCGGAGCACCATCAATCTTCACTGATAAATCACCCTTCAGTTTGAGAGATACTAAAAACGAAGTATCTCCGGTGAGGATTGTATCTTCGGGATGTTCGATGTGAAGGTTTTTTGTCATGTTGTGAATTAGGATTTTGAAGGATTGGAGGGAGATTTGGGTTAGATAGGGAATGAAATATTTGCTGCCTCAGGGTTGCAATAGTAGCGATTCTTCGATTCTACGTGACCCTTGTAAGAAGAGAGCGCCCCGGCATGGATGTAAGCAGGGAGCGCCGTGCCATCGCTGGAAACCCACAGGGTGCGACGGGTTGAAAGGGAGGTGGCAATGCGGAACATGATCAGAGAAGAATCAGGATAAGAACGATTGAATAGAAGCGGGCATAGCAGCGTGCCCACTCCTTCTTAGTTTTGATCATGCGAGGCGCATACCGTTACGGAACTCAGTGGTGTGGAATTCGGTGCCAGTCCAGAGACGGACGAACCAGGTCCAATTCTTCTGAAAGACGCTTTCACCAGAATAACCGAACGCATCGCACAGGGCGTTGAGACGTGATTTGGTGGTATTGGACTGGAAACCGCCATCGTAGAGTTTCATTGAATCTTCATCAACCTCAGCGATCAGGTTGCCGTGTAGGTAGATTTTGGAGATGCCGTCCTCTGTCAAAACGCTGGTGTTCCCTGATGACCAGTTCTGGTTTGCCTGGACTGCGGCGTTCATTTGGGTTTCGATTTTACGCATGAGAAGAGAGAAGGTTTAGAGCGTGTGGCGGGCGTTGTCCCCTCCACTCCTTTAATATACAGGATTTGAGGGGCAGTGCCAAAATCGTGTGGCACTAGTGCGATTGTCACATGGCATCGATTTGGCGTTGAATCGTTTCGTTTCTTTCGTTGATGACTTCCATCATGTCAGAATCCAACAGATCGATGAGGAGGTTGGCACCCAACAAAATAACAATGGCAGAGAGACAAATACGCATGAGTTTGTGTTACTTAAGGTTTGCTTTGTTGATGACTGTAACCCATTCAGTCGGGGGTGATAGTTTGTTGGATACTTTTACCCAACGACCTTTGAACTTAACGATGGTGAATTTCATAGATTTGAATTAGTTACCAAAGAACTCATCATGACAATCAGCAACGAAATCGATCAGTTCGTCGGTACAATCAAGACCGAAACGATCGCATACCCAATCGACACACATGTCAAGCGGTGGCATCATCTCCAGCATGTACTGAGAGAGGTCTGAGGCGATCATCTCTTTGAGTTGGCGCATGTCGCTCTGCATGGCATAGGTGCAAGGGTCGGTGTAGGTCTGCATTTGGTTGATTTCTTTCACCCTTCTACAATACACGATTTTGGACCCTGTGCCGAAACCTTGTGACACTTTGACCAACTGTCCACGGGCGGCTGACCTGAGTGTTACTTAGTCTCTCAATTATCAGGGAATTGTGCAAGTTTGGCATCGGCAAGTGCTGCTATCATAGTCCAGACCTTTTCTCCACTAATAACATTTTCGGCACAAATATATTCTACTGAATCCTCAACGATTTCAAGGACTTCAATTGCTTGCATTTCAAGTTCGGTCATGGTAGTGTCAGATAGGGTGAATGAGTAAGTGTTACTTAGTAGTCTGTATTTCCTTCAATATATTCTTCTACGTTGAACTTCTTATCATCTTCATATTCTTCTTTGTATTCAATCACATCATAAATCTCCCCTGGCATGTCATTAATCTCAGAGAAGATGTCAGTGTCGAAAGTGTCGTAATCCATTTTGAAGAGAATTGTTTGACTTGAAACTACAATACACGATTTCGGTGCCCTGTGCCCATATAGTAGACAGTTTCACGATTGGCACACTTTGAACCAGTGTCTTGTGCCAATCAAATTAGTGTCACACTAGTAGTTGCTAATTAACTCTTCCATGCTAACTTGAACATTCTCATCACCTTCTAGACCTAGAACTTCATTCCAGTCATAGGATTGCAGGTCTAGATCTTCATAACACTCAATGTCTAGTGTAACACTCACAATGCGTTTCTGTGCGTACATGTGTATCTCGTGTGATGTTTACGTATTATATCATGCGTAATGTTTGTATGCAAGTTCCTGATAGTCCATGCTATCGCGTGCATACTCATCATCTAGATCATATGTGTATTGTGTATCATGATGTATGTGCATCTCGTCGAGCATATACATCTCGTCGCGAGTATCATGACATGATGTCTCGTAGCCCCACATGTAGAATGTCTCGTAGTCGTTCATGGTTCTCTTCGAGATATCTAGTGTATGATTATATCATGTAATCTCGTTTTATGTCAAGTGTAAGATCTCGACGAGATTTATAATCAATATATTTATACTATAAGATGTCTTTATGTAACATTTTATGTCTCGTCGAGAAAAATTCGCGTCCCGTGGGTTGACAAACCGCGCTCTCCATGATACGCTCGCTAAACTTGCATAAGATCTGATGTTTAGAAGATATTATACTCATAGTTTTCCACAGATAAACAACTAATATCAGGGTTTATCCACACAAATAATACACTTTTCCACAACCTTGTTAAAAAAGAGTTTTATATTTATAATCATATTTAAAACCTATTTTTTAATGTATTCTGTATCAATGGATACACTTTTACTCTGATTCCAATCCCGAAGGGGTGAGGGACGCGAAGTGTCCCAATGTCTCACCACTCCTGCCACAATAAAGACATTCGTCAACAGATAAGTCAGTAATATACCCGTTCTTAGAATACAAATAATATTATCATATCTCTCAGTCTTTTCATCATTAAAACTACCCAGAGTATACTTCCATACCTTAACTATCTCATTCACCAAGCATTCATTATCATTCACCATTTGTAGATAGGACACTCACTTACTTTGAACTTAACCTTATGTTCTAACCAACAACCACAGTGTTTACATCTATTATGTCTCATACTATAATACTCACACGTCTTACATATATCCAATCGTTCTTTTTTTAATTCATCATTTGCGAATACTTCTCCCTCCGTGACTCCTATATTGAGCACACTATCCTTGACCACTTCGAATGTAAACTTGGCAAGATTCTTTCCTTGTTCCTTAATTGTAGGAAACTCTTCCTTATTATTATCCATTGTAATTTGCCAGATAAAACCAACCTGTTGCAATATACTTTGTACCTTCTAATACTAACCCTCCTCTATGGCAATGTGTCATACCTGCGGGCCATATTAGTAACTTTCCCTTCTCAGGTTGTATCCTTTTCTTATAATATAGGAACTCTGTTTCTCCACCCTGATAATCATCATTCAAATAGATCATCCATACAAGGCATCGATTGGC